AGACTGATCAGAACAGACGGATGGTTTTGAAGAGCAGAGTCTACTGTCAAGATCCTATATTCGTTACCTTCTACATATTTTCGATAATTCGGCGGTTGAAGTATATCTTTCGTACTCCTAATCAACGGTCTAATCAAAATCTCAGCGTGAACAGAGTCTACTGAGAATTTCGATTCGATAAGGAGATCAAGAAACTTTTGAACCATCTCGTCCACAGTAGTACATCCTTCATGATCACTTCTATTAAGAAGGTTCATGATGCTATATAGGGGCTTCGTAAGTTCATTATTTGCAATTTCCATGACAAACAATCTATCGTCAAAAGACAGATTGCTTAATGGAATCTCGTAATAGTCTCTGGATGATCTGTTATTGTCCAGTAACCTTTTGAGATCTTCAGAGATATACATTTCTCCTCCGTTTTGCTCACGGATCTCGATGATCTCGCCGGTCTTACGGTTTTTCAATTCGAACAACAAGATGTATGAGTTGAACTCACTATCATCGAATTGATCAATTGTCTGAACGTTATCCTTCATAATGATCATGCTATATTGGTTGATATCAACATCCTCATTCTCGGTGTTCAGATAAATTTCATTAACGTTTATCGAGAAGAATTTATAAAATTCTTCGTTGAATTTTATTTCTTCTGATTGTGTAGTTAGCAAGTGTTTTGCTGACAAAATATTTTGTGATAGTGGGTTTGTGACCTGAGTTCCTGCATAACCACCTACAGACTTGAGGTTTTTATTCGTGTAATACAGTTCCCCGTAACATTTCATACAGATTTTCTTTCCTGCACATCTTACAGGCGTACGGAGCAGGATGGTTTTGCCGATAAGATGTTTATCCTCGGCTTTAATCACTTTGTATTCCCTAGTGTGAGGGAAACGATAATAACGTCCAATAAGTTTCTTAAGATGCTCACGAGTTTTCACCTCTATCTTTACAGTATAGAGAGTTCCGCAGTCGAGAGCACCCTCACCCTTTTTCTTCAATTCAATGTCAGACGCAAGAAGCATAACCATTCTGGCAAAGTGTCCTGATTTGCCCATTACGTGCTTATTCATAATGGCAGCCTTACGACCGCCAAGGGAATCCAGATAATAATTGGTTACATTACCCAGTCCACCAACGATGAAGTTCGAGTTAATCGGAATAGGAATCGTGTTGTCATAGAGGTCCGGTTTCAACCCACCATTAATAGAGAACTCGGTAAGCTGCTTTGGCTTTATACCTGTCCCAGCCATCAGAATGGGTTTGAGGAAGTTATCTTCTGTTTTCAAAATTTCAATTTCTTCATTCATGAGTTGATCAAGATAATCCTCAATTTCCTTCGGTTGCATACTTTCATCGATTTTGGTTCTGATTATTTCATTGAATCGTGGATTTCTTTCTGCAACTTGAATGAATGTCTCAACATTAATTGACAAACCAAGAATCATATTGAAATCTGTCGAAATCCTAGACAGATTATGAATCATGTCGTGAATAACTTTATTCAATTTTTTATTGTCGAATTGCTTCCTGAATGGAATTATAATCATATTGTCAATATATGACTTAATGAGATTTGCAGATATCTTTGAGCAGTCTACAATGTAATGAGGGTTGATATGTGAGAACCGTTCCAATCTTACCAACGGTTCCCACATCATTATATTGGTCAAAAAATGTCTAAGTTGAAGTGTGTGAATATACTCGTTTTCTCGATTGAAGAATTTAAAGTAAACTGGATGGGTTCGGAACTCTTTATGTTCAAAACCCTGTTTAACGAAATCATAGATCTTCTCAATGAACTCATTATATGACTTTTTATTCTTTGTGTGATTTTCAATAATCAAAATATTATTTGAAAGGAACTCCATTGTTTTCTTTGCTTCTTCTGTTAAACCAGGTTGCACTATCATCCAATCCCAACCTCCTATTTATTATATCTCTCACTAATTTGTTAACTGGATAGTATTTTTCTACTTATCCACCATCTCCTCTTTAACACCCTTATAATATATAATTGAACAACGATAGATTAATCGGATCATAGAAATTGACATATTGGTTTACTAATTTCTTTTAAATACATATTATAAATACGGTAATAAATAAAAATCATGTATGGAGGTAGAGACTATCAATGGAAGCACTTAAAGGGTTTTTCAACGAAGACGGCTCTTTCAACCAAGAATCTCTGAAAGAGATTATGCCCGAAAAATTCAATGGGACCCCAGAAGAATACGGCTATCTCGTTCTGAGTTCGTTCCGTCTTCCCATGGATTTCATTAGAAAGAATTTTACCAAACTCAATCTCAAAGATCTTCTTACGTTCAATGAAGTAACAGAAGATATCATCATCGAAAATGCTTTCCACATTGCTTCGGAGATCCTTATCGAACAAGTTCGTATGTTCAGTGGTGAGCCTGGTAGTTCTGACGATCTGGTGCGACAATTTTTTATTTGTAATTATAGTAGTAAGGCGTATGATATTGTTTTCGGCGAACTGTTCTCCCTTCTTGACGATGCTGTCAAAAAAATCGGTACAGATAATTTTTCTAACAGTGATCAGGGATGGGAGAATGAGACTACGGAAATTATCAATGAATGTATCACATATTTTAGTCGGGATTTCGTAGCCAAACACATCTCCCCGTATAAATTCAACATCATGAAAATTGCATTCATGCGGGATGATATGTATGACGTAGTCAGGGAAAGAATCGATGAGATTCCATTCGAGAACCTCTGTAACATCATGGTCGCTTTTGAAAAACTCCCTGTTGATGAAAATGGCAGAAAGATCTACGACAGAATTTACACAGAAGATCGTGAGAGAAAAATGAGAAAAATATTTCTCGATCGCATCAACAACGACTTCATGAAAATGAACCTTACATAAACTAAGACATTAAAATCCCTGAATAGGTTTTAGCCTATTCAGGGATTTATTTTTTTATTTGAAACTATTGGGTACAATTACGCTCGGCATTTGCGTCATTCGTTTCGGAGCAATCGGCTTGTTGAATTGACTCTGTGCACGTTGAGCAACCTTCTTAACAGTCGACGAACGCGATTTTGATGCCTTGCTGACAGTTTGGCGAGCAAGACGCATAGCCTGATTGCCGTACTTCTTAAAGAGCTCAGCTTCCAGGTAGCGTTCCATGCGCCATACCGTCAACAACTTACGGAACATAGGGTCGTTCTTCTGTTTTGCAATCGTGAAGACAGCCACTTTTTGCGCCTGCGACAAACGTGCATTGCGGTCCAGACGCACAATAGATTTTTCAAGCAAGACTTCATCTTGATATGCAGCATTTACTTCATTGTGATCGGAGATAAATTCGCCGAGTTCTTCTGGATTCAGATTCTCCAGAAGAGCAGCCTCCATGATGAGGGCTTCAGATTCAAGACTGAGTTCAACATCGTCATTGTCGGCTACGGGTTGACCGGTAGAGCCGAAAAGAAGCGATTTAGCCATTAGATTCATCCCTTTCCTCATTTTTTTACCTTAATGTTCGTATGAGTTTTTTGAAGAACATGATTTTTAATGCCCTTATTAACAGTTTACTAAGCAGGAATCTAAATATATATTATAGATCAGACACAATTGAGAAGAAAAAATAAACTTTAAAAAATAAGGAAGGATGAATTTATGTATTATCGCTTTGAAGTTAAAATATAAAAATAAAATGTATGGGTTATTTGTGAGAATCGATAAGTATCTTGAAAATGAATATAAAAAGAATAGTGTTAAAAAGGAGATATCAATTCTTGATGATTTATTACACTCATTAGACACCACATTACCTCTTCCTTTAAAAGATATTTTCAAAGAAGATACAAAGAGTTGGTTTACGCTATATGGCTACCAAAAGAACAGGCAACATATAGAGAGTATTATTAAATTTATAAATAACAATATTCCTGAATTAAAAATAGTAGAAAAGCAAAGTAAGAAAGTTTCAAATATAAAATATAGAGACGCGTATCAAGTTATTTGTACTATAAGATAGGAGGATTGGTTATGGGTAACAAACTCGTAGATAGGTACACTTTTCTTAAAGAATGGAGAAAACATCAAAGAAATATTTTGATGCAGATGTATCCCGACTTAGATAAAAAAGAATTGAATAAATTTCTCGACAGTATTATCGATGAAACTTTGGTTAACCCTAAAGTTGAAATCCATAATAACTACATCCACAAGTCGGTTAGTGATGATTTGCTGAGTGTGGTCAATTGGATCGAGCGCACCAACCCCGTTATGGGTGGTTTTGGTGTGTTCTTTAAGGATCAAGGGCAAGCGTTGAATCCGGCGGCTGTGATGTTGGAGAAATTCATGGCTCTCCGGAAAGAGTATAAATCTCAATTGGCCAATCATAAAGAAGGTAGTTACGAATATCAAACTTTCGACAGACTTCAAATGACAGAAAAAGTTAATTCGAATAGTTATTATGGTGCATCTGGTGCAGAGACATCAAACTTTTTCAATCTTTATACTGCAACCAGTGTAACCGCTGCGGGTCAATCTCTTATAAGTACTACACAACAAGCGTTTGAAGCATTCATGTCCAACAACACACCGTTTATCGATTTGGATGACTGTATGAATTTCTTGGAAAATATTCGGAAAGAAGATTATGAGCTGGATGCTTCTTTCCTACCCTTTATCTCAGTAGATAAAATTCTTAATCGACTGAGAGGAATGTTTTATGAATATAGAGAAGAATATGAACCTCTTCTCATTAACTATCTGAATAATCAATCCGACGAATATATCAAGCGAGCATATTTCAAAAACAATCTTTACGAGTTTTCTTATTTGCCGAAAATTCGTACTAAACTCGTTAAGATTGTAGAAAACGTTGAGGAATTCAAGAATCCGAATAAAATTCCCGAATCTATTAAGTTTAATCTTGAAGATCTCTGGGATTTCTATAAAGAGTTTGTATTCTACAATTATCCTTCTTTTGACAGAATCCAACGTTTGAAAAACGTTAGACGTAAGACTGTCATAATTGTTGATACAGACTCGAACTTTTTGAATCTCAATCCTTGGGTCGAGTTCATGTTTAATTTCGTAATTAAACCTCACAATCATCTCGCGTCGAGAGATTATCAACAACTTAGATTTATTGCTATCAACACGATGTGTTATATCTTGACAAATATGATTACCGAAGTTCTTGAGAAATATACGAAGACGGCAAATATTCCCAAAGAATATCGTCCTAAGATTAATATGAAAAACGAATATCTTCTTAGCCGGATTGTTTTGTCGACTAAGAAGAAAAGATATTTTGCAAGCGTCAGACTTCGTGAAGGTAAAGAAATATTCCCTGAGAAAACCGAGATCAAAGGTATGGACTTCATTAAGTCTACAACCAGGGAAGAAACCAAAGAATATTTCACTAAAATTATTGAAGAAAGAATCTTGAAAGCCAATAGGATTAACGTTGGTGAAATTCTGAGAGATCTTGAGAAATTTGAAGAGATTATCATTAACTCTCTGAAAAATGGCGAAAAAAGTTTCCTTATCCCGACATCGGTTAAGGAACTTGAATCATATGCCGATCCTTTGAGAATGCAAGGGGTCAGAGCTGTAATTGCTTGGAACTATTTGTATCCGGTCAATATTATTGAATTACCTGAAAAACCTGACCTCATTAAAGTTAAACTTGCAACTCCGACAGAAATTGAAAAGGTTAAGGCCGTTAGTCCGGAACACTACGAGATCATCGTTGAGAAAATATTAAATAATAAAGAAAAGAAAATTGCAGAAAAAGGTGTGCAAGTGATTGCATTGCCTCGAAACGTTAAAAAGATTCCAGATTGGATTATTCCATTCATTGACTATCGGACAATTGTGACAGACAATCTCAAGAGATTCTATTCAGTATTGGAGTCTCTCGGTATTCAAACTATAAGAAGTAGCAAGAGAGAATATATCAGCAACATTCTGAAAGTTTAGTATTAAAAAAATAATTGATGATTGGTTTGGTATGTTTACATCGATAAAATTAATTTTTCAATATACATTGTCTTAAATTCCTTCATTTTTTCTATTCAAGAGGAGGAATCCAAGAAAGAGGTTAAATATATGATAAAAAGAATCTTCAGTTTTTTTAAGAAAAAACCCGATATCTGGGAAGTATATATTAAATTTGACAAATATACCGAAGCCACATATATATTCGAAAGTGAATGGGATGCTCTTAATTTTTATCACAGATACGATTACATCCTAAATCATACGTTTTTAATTCAAGAACGAGCATTCATGAAAAATGGGGAACCTGTCAATATCTTCCCGTGGCCGTACAAATTTTGGATAAAGCGTATAATGCAGAGGGATTACAATGAATCGATAGAGAGATTTAAAATTAAGGATGTCAGAAAATAGCATTTTTTATTCTCTATAATAACCGTGAGGAGGATAAAAATGTCTATCGATAAACAAGAACTCATGCAGGAAGAAATTGAAAAAAGATTGGCTGACGAAAATTTGTCCAAAGAAGAACTTGAGACTGACATGGGAGAGTATCTTAAAACTCAAGTAAAAATTCATAATGATACCGTAGAAAATATTTCCAAACTGGAAGATAATGAAGCCATGAGGGAAATCAATAAAAGAGTATTAAAAGAGAGCAAAATTATTTCTAGGAATGATATTCAGATGCCTGAATTCATGGCTAGAAATATTAGAAAAAATCAAGCTGCATCAATGTATGGTATAGCGCACGATAATTCATTTGTGGCTGACTCGATTCCAGGCGGAGATATTGTAAATGATGCCGGGAATGTTATTCCGTTTATGAATCGCAAGCAACGTAGGGAACTCGAAAAACGACTTAGAAAGATGAATAAAAAGCCCAAGAGGTAAACACTCTTGGGCTTTTAAAATTCCTTTATTTTAATAATTTTTCTAAAATAAAGAGGTGACATTACATGAAACCTGATAGATTAAAACGTATTATTCAACTGTGTAGACAATATCAAGAAGAACGTATTGCCGCATTGGAAAAAGGAATTGACATGGATAAACACTTCGACAGTATTAAAAAATATATCGCACTTGAAGTAATTGATGCATATAAAAGTGGGGAATTGAAAGAAGATTGTCCTTCAATGGATAACAAGCACCCTTGTTTGTGAGAGATGGGTTGAGAACGTTTTAGATGACGATTGGACAAAGCTCTATCCATATCTACCAAATAGGAAGAATAAGGGAAAATTGTCGCCATAAATAATAATATACTATATTTAAAACTTTATAATAATTAAAAAAATATAGGAGGCTAACCAGATGAATCTTCAATCGAATTCAAACAACCGTGAACAAGTCAACATAAACACTACCGCAATTCAATTCAAAAATAGCCAGGGGTCTTCCCCGTCGACAATGGTTATTGGTTACTGGAATTCACTTCTTTCCATTAAACTTCATCCTCCGTTGGATGAATCGAAACGGTCGGAAAATGAATTTTTCGATTATTCGAAAGTCATCTCGACTGCTATTACTCTTGAAAAGTTGCTTGTAATCACCAAACAAATCGAGGAACACATTCTTCCGGCTATTGAAAACAAGAAGAAGATCTTTAAAGGTGTTCCCGTTGGTGGTGACACCCTGGTTGGTGTCGGTGTACAAATTGAGGATGATACTCCAGTTGTATATTTCGCTATTTTCAAAGGTCTGGATGAGAAGACCATGCTTCCTAAGGAGTTTATCAAATATAATTTCCGTACTTCATATACGGTGGATAACTATGATGCAGAAAAAGGTGAATTTGAAATCACTCAAAATATTCAGAGTGAGTTCAATACCTTCTATGAAGTACTCAAGGCTGCTAAAATTGGTTTGTCCAATTCCACCGTTCATGCGGATCGCTTCGTAAACAAATTCTTCCGTGATAAACTCATGGGAAGAATTGAAGATATCGCCACCAAAGTTGGCGTACCTAGCCAACAACGTTATGGTTATGGTCGCAATAGTGGTGGAGGTGGAGTATTTACTAGCCATGTAAATCAATCGTCCTCCCGTGGAGAAAGTAGCTATGAAGCTCCTACTGCTACATTAGCTAACCTCGACGACATTGATAACTATATGTCTTAACAAAAAGGGACTATGATAGCTATTCCTATCATAGTCTCTTTTTTTTGTTAAAATATAAATCGTTAATAAACGTACAAACCTATAATTATACTTAAACGGGGCGAGGTTGGTGTATCCCATGTATAAAGTCTTCATTGGCGGTCCTGTTCGTAATAGAGGGTGGGTCTTCCAAGAGCATTTAGACTCACTCTTCAAACAACAAGGAATCATTCCAAAATATTGCTATGTATTGAATAACAGCACTGACGATACGGAAATGATTCTTAAAAAGAACGGGATTAATTATGTAATTCATGATATCGAACATCCCAGAAAACAATGGACAAGAGGTCATTATTCTTTCGAAGATCTTGCGACAGTTCGCAATGTATTTCTTGAGGAATTCCTCAAATCTGATTGTGAATACGCATTCTCTATAGATAGTGATATCATACTCGATAGTCCAACTACTATTATTGATCTCATTATGTCTGGAAAAGCTATTATTTCTGCATTAATTAAAAATTCTGATGTTATTTATGCGCACAATATCTTAATTAAAGGTAGACAGCCAAAAAATCTCAGATCTGGAATATTAGAAGTGGATACAACCGGTGCAGTTTACATAATTCGTCGAGATGTTATTGAAGCCGGTGTGCGTTATGGACTTAATGAAACATATGGAGAAGACTATGTATTCTGTGAAGAGGCGCAAAAAGCCGGCTATAAGCTATATTGTGACACTAGTATTCAGGCAACCCATGTATTTGCTCCGGGTAAATATCTTTTACCTGAGGTTCAAAAATAACTGAGGGAGTGAATCACCCAATGGGGAAAGAGACCATCACGATAATCTATCCGCCGTCCATGGATTATAACTTTATGCATCAAAGACCTCAGCAACTTATGAAAGCATTTGCCCAAGCAGGGGCCAATGTTATTTATATCAATCCCGCAAATATCTTTCCAAACGTACCGGACATTGTTAGACCATTTAAGGATCTTCCAAACTTCACAATTGTCAAGCAGGGTGTAGATTATAAGCATCTCATTAAGGGTAAAGTTGTTATTTACGCTGCTGTAAATCAAGGAAAATTTATCGACGAAACACCGCACGATCTGTCTGTGTTTGATTCGTGCGATCTCGCTACCGATGAATTTTCTGCTTGGAAAAATGTAGTTCCTATTATGGAGCAAAAAACAGATCTTACTTGTGCAAGCGCTAAGGTGATCTATGATGAACATATTAGACGTGGTGTAAATACAATTCTGGTTCCCAATGGCGCAGACTATGACCATTTCTCACCTGCTGTAAAGAGACTGGAACGTCCTAGAGATATGCCGACGGTAGGAAATAGATTCCTTATCGGCTATTATGGAGCAATTTATACCTGGTTGGATGTAGAGTTGGTAAAAACCATTGCCGACTATTTCCCTGTGGTAATGATCGGCAGGAATAACCTCTACAATATCCCCATCGAGCATAAAAATATTACTTCCTTACCGATGAAGAAATACAATGAGCTTCCGAGGTATCTTTCTTGGTTCGATGTCGCAATTATTCCGTTTAAACTTACCAAAATGATTTCGGGTTGCGACCCGGTTAAATGTTATGAATATCTCAGTGCGGGTAAACCTGTTGTTGCATCTAAGATGCAAGAGCTTGAAAAGTTCCGCGACGTGGTTTACTTCGGAGATGTAAATAATATCATTAATGTAATTTCTCAAGCAATTAGAGAAAATTCGCCGGATAAGGTAGTAACACGTCAAGCTATTGCCAAGAAAAATTCCTGGCTTTCCAGAGCACAATATGCGCTGGATCACTTCAAACGGATGCTTAATGTCGAGTAAAATAGGTGATGTCGGATGTGGGACCCTACAGCCGAAAGATATAAAACCGAAACATTTTTTATGATTTACGAGGAAGTCATTAAAAGTCCATATCCTATATTACTCTATACCATACTCGAAAAATATAAAGATGTTTATTCTGATTACCTTAATCTAGAAGAAATTTCAGACTATAATTTTAAAAACTTGACCCGATTGTGTGTACAAAGATCGGAAGTCAATGTGTTTGAATATTTAGCAAAAAAAGAATTTGACTATGAAGGGACCTTAATAGAACTCAAATCGCGCATTCCAAATTTATATAGTGCTTCAGAACTGCTTAAATTTGGTCAATCACTACCGTTATTAATATCACAACGTTTTACAAAGAAGATCTACATCTATTCGCCCAAATATGATCCAAGAATACATCTAGATATTCAAACAACTGCAGGGACTATGGAAAAAATCTCATATGTTGTTGGAGATTTAGCGGAAGTTGTATCCAAGGTGGATCAACCTATAACTGCCTTTGTCTTAAATGACATTACACAGCTTATGAAAATAGCTCCTACGGATAAATTAAAAAATACAACGGTTCTCTTAGCTTCTTATGGCTACAATTTTAAGCTTGATGAAAATGGGGAGCTCAGTCTTAAAATAGACAGCAAAGAAATGGCCAAAAAATACGGATTCGACTTTGCTCAATTCGTGCCTCTAGACTTGACAGAAGACCATTTTGCATTCGGTTAAAAATGGGGAGTAGTAGATAATATTCTACTACTCCCCTAACATTTTATTAGAGATTCATAGTTACAGGGCTAATATTTTTACCGGATGCTGGTAAATATAGCCAGTAATTATGAAGAAAGACCATAAAAATACAGGAGGAGAAAGATCAGATGAGCGAAACTATTGCAACTCCCGAAAATGTTAAGGTATTGAGTAAATGGAATGTAATCGATCGGGATACGTTCAGAAACAGAGTGCGTGCTGTTTTTGAATCTGTGGCAGGAATGCTCAAAAATACTCTGGGTCCCGCCGGTTCTAATACAATTATTGAGAGGTTTGGGGATGTTCACATTACGAAAGACGGTTGGAACATCCTCAAAAAAATTCAGTTTTCTGAAAGCATTGACAACACGATTATGCAACTTCTTGTGAATATTGCGGCACAAGTAGTTATCAAAGTCGGCGATGGTAGTACTTCTTCTATCGTTGCTGCTAACCAACTTCTCAAAACTATCGAATCCGACCCTGTATTGAGCAAAATTCGTCCCAAAGATCTCATTGACTCTCTCACTAAGGTTGCAGAAAGAATTTCTGTGGAAATCCTTAAACGGTCCAAGAAGATCGACATTGAAACTACGGAAGGTCTCAATGAGATTTATAAATTGGCATTCGTTTCCACTAACGGGGACGATAAAATCGCCCGTATGATTCGAGAAATCTATGAGAAAACAAAGAATCCATCCATCGAATATGTTAAATCGAGAACAAATCGTACATTCTTTGAAATCATTGACGGTTATCAAGCTCCGATTTCCTATTTGGATACCATCTATATCAATAACTCTGACGATGGAACATGTGAAATTAATAACCCGTTGATTCTCATGTTTGATCATAGGGTCGATAGGGAAAATCATTTCGAGCATGTTATCCAACATGTGATTCAAGTTGCAATGCAATCTGGACGCAGACTTGTCGTTATCGCTCCTAGATACGATGAAACTTTCTTGAACTACCTTCGTTCGACTGTACAACTTGAGGTTAAAGCATCCCGCACCACTCAGGTTGTCTATGCTCGTGCAACGTTGGTGAATAATCTTCAACACGAATTCTACAACGATTTTTCAATCATGGCCGGATGCCGTATCTTCCGGGAAAATGATATGAGGGAACTTCTTGGACTCAATGAAGAGGATGAGAGTGAAGAAGGGCAAGAAAATAAGAAAGAAAAATTGTTCCCCCTCGACGACTTCGTTGGTGAAGCCAAGAAGATCACGATCGGCCCGTCTGTAACGACGATTAGCGGGTTCGTAAAGAGAAATGAAGAACTTTATAAGGTTGCGTTGACTGATGCAATCACCAAATATAAAAAAGCCGAAGAGACCAATATGGAACTCAATGTGCCCAATCCGGAAGTTTACGATCTCAAGAAACGTGTTTCTAAGCTTGCCGGAAAAATGGGTGTTATTCATGTTGGTGGTAATTCTTCGCTCGAAAAAGGTGCAAATTTTGACCTTGTTGAAGACGCAGTTCGCGCATGTGAATCTGCGTTCAACTATGGTTACAACATTGGTGGTAATTTGATTATTCCGATCATTATCAAAGATCTTATAAAAGAGACCATGGAAGTCGAATATGAAGAAACTATCTACACTCTCTTTAGTAAAGCATTTCGTTCGGTATTTTCTATTGTATTGAAAAATGGTTTTGAAGGAACTTCGTTGAGTGATGAAGAAATTATGCAAATCGTAGATAAGTGTGTTGAAGATCAAAAAGTCTACAACCTTATAACACACCAATATAGCTCGGATGTTATCAATCCTTGCTTTACCGATATCGAAATCACAAAGGCCGCAACTTCTATTGTTGCGCTGATCATGGGCAGTAACCAATTCTTGACCATCAAAAGCGACACAGACATCGAATAAAAAAAATAAATATCAATAGGGGATGGAACCACCATCCCCTATTGATATATACAAGGGGGTTTATTATGTTTATCCTCCAAACGCTTAGGGAGTTTGTTGACAATCCGATGGGTAAAGGCAGCAATGCCATTCCCGGTAGACAGTTAATTCAAAATGATTTACGAAATCGCCTGGAGTTGTTGCTTTCAAAACCTGATAAAAAAATCTCTGTGACGATTTATAGCTATGGTCAATCATATTTTTTTCATTTGATTATACCTAGTGAAAATACTAAAAGAAGGAATACATATGACGTAGTCCTTCACTTCATACCATCTGAGGGTGCCACAGAACATAAAAATCTCAATCAATACTATGTAAAATTCTTCTCAAACAGCCCTAGTTTTACGTACACATATGCTTATGCTTTTAACCTCAACGGACTCTTTGTGGAAGAACTTGCTGGTAAATTTGATGAGAGGGTATTCGAAAATCCTCCGGTTACTCGAAATCCTGGTGAAATCGTCAGTTATGAAAAAACCATCTTTTTTGCTTGTCAGCATATTTTGAATAATGCTTCTAAGTATATGGTAAAGTCGGCTATTGAACTCATAGCTAAAAAATTTAACAAGGATGAGTTTCTTAAAAAGATTAGACATACTGAGACTATTGAAAGAGAAATCCAGCGTGAAAATAATAGAATTAAGCGCGAAGAAGAGGAAGAAAAAAGGAAATCCAAGAAAGATACTTCTTCCAAAAACAGATCCTCTAATAAAACAACGGGCATCACAAAGAGAACTGCCACTTCCACATCTAGACAATCCAAGGATGATGATTTAATAAAATTTATGGACAAAGGAAAAATTAAACCTCGCAAATCATCCATATCGAGAATAAGGCCTAAATAAATTATATATTATAATGGTAGGATGTGGAGAAACAAATTTAAAATAGAGGGTGGCGGTTAGGGATAATGAATAAGCAGGATTTTATAAGGGTTGATGAATGGGCTAAAGGAGCGAGTGAAAATGAGATCGTCTATAAGAATCCTAAAGACGAGATTGTTCGTTGTGACGGAAAGCTTCTGATTATTCCGTTTGATGAAATTTTCAAGAAGAGTAACAAAGGTTTTAACGTATTCGTAATCAAGAAAGATTCGTATGTTAAACAGTTGCCCGAAATTGCTTTGTATATTAACTATTTCATCAAGTTTTACGATACGGATAATGAGCTGCTTATGGCTTACCTGATGCTCAAGCATCAAATCGACAACAAGAAAAAACGCATCAAAAGAAAAGTTTTCATCAAAATGCTTTACTCGGTATTGTTTACCGAATCGATGAAAGAGAAAATTAACCGTATGGTTGAGGATAATTATTATATCGACCTTAAGTCCAAAAACAACATCAAGTATGCGGAGACATTGGAATTCACCAATGAGCACGCAAAAATCATGATGAAGATTTCAATGGGAATGAAACTCATGGTTCCGGTGTTGTTCCACTATATCAATAGGAATAACATCATCAAGGACAAAGAGACCCCATTGTTCATCTTCTATGAACATCTGTTCTATATGTGGGACGACAAGGTTGATATCTATCTGAAACTTCGAATAACTGTAGAGTCGAAGATAAAACGGCACTATAGTAATAACAGTGTCATATGGAATCAGCGGGAGATCATGGGTATGGACCCGCTTATCTATATGGACACATTGCTGAAAGAGAACATCATTTCCGAGACGATGGTGAAATATAGATTCCACAAAAACATTATCAGTTTCAACTCCGTTGTCTTGGATAAACAGCTTGGCTTCTTTTCAATAACACCATACAACTATACGATGAGAGAATTGACCACAACGAAGGACTCAGAGGGTTTGAGCGGTATTGATAAGCTTGAAATGAACTCGGCCAAAATCGATGAGTCCTTGGTTATCTTGTCTTCTGTTAATATAAAGAAGACGATCAAAAAGATAAAGAAACGATTCGGTATCGATATCGACAAAGATGAGCTTAGATTCTACGAGCAACATCACAAGATCAACAAATTTCAAGTTCAGCTCGTAGGTTACTTCTATGCGAAGTATTTCGGTGGGTATAGAGATATTAATCTCTTGACACGCTCTCAATATATCAAGCTCATGTTGATACTGAAAAAACGTCTCCAATATCAAGGATTCATCTATCTTCCTATGATCTTATCCGGAAACGTTGAAAAGCTTATCAAACGGACTATTCAGAATCAGAAGTTTCTGGAAAAGGTTCGTAACTCTCCGGTGTATCAATCTATTCTCCAAGAAAAATTCGGTATAATAGTTGATGAGCTGAATAAAAACAACATTATCATAAATCTACTCTCAATCCTTCTCAACTCTCATTTCACGATAGTGGATTATGATTATCCAGAAAAGCTTGGGAATAAGATTGAAATCAATACGCCGGATATCCTGTCTGATGAATTCTTGAACTTTTTAAATCAGATATAACAGTAAGGAGAAAGACAGATATTCGACTGTCTTTCTCCTTATTTTTTTATAATAAATAAGAGTGGGGTGATTAAAATTAGCAAGTGGTATGAAGATTCACCTAATTTCGATGTTGAAAAAATGATCGAGTATATTAGAAAAGAAGTGGACGAATTGCTCGATGAATATAATGACTTCATGACCCTATATGAATTATTTGGTGATGAAGATTATAAAGAACTTGCGCTTTTTACAAAACAAACTTTCATGAGGAGGACTAAACACTTAGCATCATTACAGGAATATTTTGAATTGAAAAATAAATGAATAGTAAAAGAAAGATGGTGATATATAATGAATATTGATTCTACTTCAAATAGAATTTTTCCAGAATGGTTTGAAGCAAATAAGATCCTAAATCAGATGGTCGACCAATTTTATGGACCTCATGCTTTTGAACTCCCATATAAACCAAATCGAATTTACATAACCTTGTTTGACATTAGTGCCTTCGATGAATTAACTGATCTAATTTCTGATGAGCACACAAATCAAATAAAAGCCATTGTAGAATCATTCTCTGAAAAAGTATTTATTGACGCCAATATCGATATAAAAAAGTTAGAAGAAAGATATACTTATTCTTTTATAGATGAACAGATAAAGAGGGAACTATACAATTACATCAATCTGCGTCTAAAACAAGCTGAAACTATTTATAAGTATCAATACCGAGACATTTTGAAAGGTTGTCTGGGTATTAACCCTTATTATTTAAACACACCACATAAATTCAAAAATATATCTTTCAAAGCTTTTGATCAAAAAATGAAAAGTGTAACAACAAATCTTGACTCTATTATCGATAAATATGGAAAAGAGATTGGTCAATGGTTGTTTAACGTACTCAGTAATACGATTAAAGTTGTCACAGAAAATAGGGTACAAACCGTCACACATCATCGAATTTATGAACTCGGTAATGAAGAAGATAAGTTCATATATGAACGAATTGCTGAGGAAGCAAGAGATGATGAAACTGTGGTATATGAAATAGGTGTAGTTCATCCGTCAACAGGAAGATACTTCATGCTCGGTTTCAATTATAAAAAGGAGGGGAGAACCTAAATAGTTCTCCCCTCTATTTTTTTAGTTTATATATTATTAAATCGAAACCTAGATTTATATAAACGGATCAACAAATATGAGATAGGTGGTGATAATAATGAATAACAGAGAATTTAAACTTCGTCTGTATAATAAACTTTCTGAACTTGATGTTTTCTATCCAAAAGGAACTGAGGTTGCAATAAGATGTCCTTTTTGTGGGGACAGTCAGAAAAATGAAAGAAGTGCTCACTTTTATATACGAATAAATCTAATGGATGATGAACCAGTATTGTTCAATTGCTTCAGAGCTGATTGTGGGATGTCGGGAATACTGACCCCCTCGATCCTCAGAACTCTGAAAATTAATGATTTACAACTTAACAGCAATCTCATCTCTTATAACAAAAAAGCTATGAAGTCAGTTAACAAGCAATTCGGTATTAAAGACAACAATTTTGATCTTGAAGTGCCGGATGTTGATGTAAATAATAAATTGAATATTTTAAAGAGAGATTATATTAACAATCGGCTCGGGACAGATTTCTCTTTCGGAGAGTTAACTAAAATGAAAGTTATATTTAATTTTCCCCAGTTTCTTAGACATAATGGAATAGAAAAGTTGACTGTTTCTAAAGAGAAAGCATTATTACTTCATGAAAACTATGTTGGGTTCTTGACAACTAGAAACGAATTTATAAACTTTAGAAATATATTTGACAATAAACTCAGAAGATATGAAAAATATTCGATTTACCAAAATATAGACAACACTAGAAAATTCTATACAATTCCGAACGAAATCGATCTTCTTTCAAATAAAGCCATTTATTTGAATGTGGCGGAAGGTATATTTGACATCCTCGGAATATACAGTCACATATTTAACGGGGAAAAAGAAAATATGATTTATGCCGCAGTAAATGGTGCGGCTTTCACAAATGTTATAAAGTACTTTATTCAGATGGGCGTTGTAGGAAATGTGGTAGTAAATATATTTTCAGATAGTAATGTCAGTCCTAGGATTTATAGAAAAATGATTGATGAACTTAAGGTATGGGTTTCTGAATTCAATGTATTTTATAACGAAATATTTGTAAATGGTAAAGCTGACTATGGAGTTCCTGCTAATAAAATAAAAATAAAGAGGGTGCGGATATGATTATCTTTAATTACAGACTGTTTAATGCTTTGGATAATTTTAAAAAATTTTATACACATTTATTTTCTGACAAAATAATCGAAGAAAAAAGGTTTAGTAACTTTAAAGGAAATGAAGAAATTAAATATCTCTGCTTTACCGGGTAAAATTTATGATAAAATGCGTACATTTGATAGCAATTATCGTCCAGCATTTCATTTTTCTAAAATAGTTTTAGTAGAAAATCTTGTTTTAGTGCCATAAAATGCCGCTGTAAGCGATAAATATAAATATTACAATGGAGTTATCGTTTACATTCGTATTGAAGATGAGTGTATATTAGTTAGAGATTCGCGTTATAAGTTTTTTAGACCATTTTATTGGAAAATGAAAGGTCCATGGGTTGATGATTATTATAAACTGGGTAATAAATTAATAAAAGGAATGAGTGAAAAAAAAATAAAGTACAGTCATCATAGTGACTGTACTTTATTTTTTTTTATTTTTGTGCAATGATTTCATGGAAATATTAAAGGGGAACAAGTATATAATTAAGTGTAAAATCTGTGAGGTGAGGTTATAATGGCTTTTCTCTTAGATGAGAGAAAGTTTATAAATGACAGTGTCTTCATGATGGAAGATAGACTAAATTCACAATACTCAAGATTTCTAGATAAAACTCCTACGTTTACAACATACTACAATGTTAACAATATCGAAAGCACCGCCGATAATGGTTTCCAATCAGTAGAAAGGATTATTGGGGCCGATTCACCTATTCGATACAATAAGGTTACAAATTTCCCTATTTACGGAATAGAGCAAATAATTCTTGATTTACAAGATGAAGATCAAGGTCTTGACAGTGAATATGACGGAGAAGGTATTATTCTTCCTAATACAGTTAAACCCCTCCCTTATGATTTTTTTATCATCGATTATCTTGGTAAACAATATCTTTTCCAAGTAACGACTATTTCATATGACACTATCAAGAGTAACAATTTTTATAGAATTGGTTTTAAGATAAAATATACAGATAATGATAAAAATGAAATCGAAAAACAAGTAACTGATAAATATAATTGTATTTTTACTAACATTGGGACAGCGGAAAAGTGCCTCATCAAAGAAGAAGATGTCTCTCGTCTTATAGAATTGAATAAAGTCTATACTTTAATCGCTGAACGATACAAAATTTTCTTCTATAATAAAAAATATAACGCTTTCTTATTTAATGAAGCTGAAGCAGGTAAACTCACGTATAATTTACTTTATGACAGATATCAATCGGAATTTATTAACAGCAATGAACTCTTTAGAGAGAAGAATAATTATATGACTTGCTATCTAACGGCTGAACGGAAAGACCATAGATTCCTTATTGAATATAATGATAGTATTTATAAAGCATTGGAAATGGGTAAAATAGATTATAACAAAAAATATATGTATCGTATAGATTATATTAATAATTCTACCTCAATTTTCTCAGTCTATCGTGAGCATAGAGCTCGTGATATAGTGCTAGGTAGAGGGGATAATTTCTATGTTCCATATGAATTAATCACGAAAATTGCAAAGAATGAAATCGTGGGTGATGATAATATTGTATGGGAACTCATCATTAAATACTTCAACAAAGGAATTGATTCCGTTTATACAATTGATATAGATAAATTACGAGACTATAATACTTATATGGATTATAACTTTGAAACTTTCATACTACTTCCCATCGTATTATTCATTATTAAGAAAAAATATGCTGAATTTATGGGAACTAATTGAATTATCGAAACATTACCATAAAAAGATTTAGGAGAAAGGTGGAATAAGCAATGCTTATCGGTCTGAAAAAGGCTATTAACGAACATCGGCAGGCTGAGCTCTTTAATGACGTTCTGCTGGAAAATTCTGCAGACCAAATTAAGAGTATGTTTTTGGACGATCCGGATGTTGTAACCATTGGTGCTGAAAACGATCCGGAAATTAAGTCGCTTGTCAATGATCTCCCTGAATATGGGGGCGAAGAAGAAGAGATCGAAGATGAAATCAAGTCTGTTTCTGAAAGTTTGACTGAGACGTCATTGGTAAAAGATAATAACTAATCAAACTAATTTATCTCGTATATTAATTAAACAAATCCTTAATCTTTATGTCTACCTGAAAGGAGGTTGGGGTAATTTGATTGAAGGATTGAAGAAAGCCTTGCGTTCTGAAGAGAATGAAAATTTTCTCTTTGATGCTATTCTTGAAAATGCAAGCGAGGCTTCTGATGAAGTCCGTGATGCATTTCTCGATGATATTGACTATGTTGTAATCGGTGCTGAAAATGATCCTGAAATCAAAGCACTCGTAGAGACTATTCCCGAGTATAGTGGCTCTGAAGTCGAGGAAGCAGAGGTTGAGCAAGAGATTTCTACCCTTGTAGAAAATCTTGCTGCTACAGTAACGAAGCTCTCACCTCAACATATTGAAGAGCTGAAGCGGGAAATTAACAGACTCAAGGCAAAAAATGAACGTCTTCGTGGAGAATTAGAATTCTTCCGTAAACGTGGTAACACTATGCAGTCCATGCGTTGTCAGCGAGAGATTGAAGAAAACGAGCGACGGATCGATCGCATCGAAGAAGACATCCGTAATAACTAATATGAAAGGGTGGAACAAATGAAACCAACGAAACGTATTCATATTCCATATAATGGTCCCATTTATGCCAAACAAGGCGTCTATGGACCTATTGTCACTCCTTACAGGGAAGATCTTGATGTGATCCAACAAATGCTGGTTGCAGGAATCCCTGTGTACGAAGTTGTTGACGGAAGAGAAATTAAACTTACCCTTAGTAACTTCAAGCAAGATTTTACTAAGCAAGAACAAGAAGAAAAAGTTACCGTTGACAAAAACCCCAAAATTCCTGTACCCTCTGATTTTACCAAGGTTGAGGATACTGAAGTTGACAAAAAACCTGAAGAAAGTGAAGAAAATAATAAGGTAGAGGGAAATGAACCTTCCTCGGAAGAAAATAAACAACAAGAAAAAAATAACTCCAATAAGAATAATGCAAATGCACGAAATCAAGAAAAAAAAGATATTAAGCCGGATAAGGTTACTAAGAAATAAGAAAATATCCCATAGGGGGTCTTCCCCCTATGGGATATTTCAACGACCAAACTTTAATCAAGCCGGTCTACCAACGGTCTCGCCCTCATAGGGACCGCTTCTCAGAATCCTGTCCGTGAGTGTAATTCTCATACGGCACCTCCCGCGTTATTGGTTTTTATTTCTTATACTCGTGTCTATAATGTATATTTAATAACCAATAAAATACGAAAAAAGATAATAGACTATAAATGCTTTATGCATATAGTCTATTATCTTTTTTTATTTTGGTTCTATCATTTTTCAAATTTAGTAAGCATGTAAAGCGTCTGAATACCTTCGTTGGTCGTTTTACGCATATTCTGTCCGTAGATATTCAAGATGTGATGTTTCCCCATCATTATCTCTTCAGCCTCTCTATTAGCTTCCTGCGAATAAAGACCTTTTACTGTAACCTGGTCCCCATCGTAGTCCCCACCGAGACCATGAAGGAAAAGATTTGACATTGTTATGGTATCGACGAAATATACAGATACTTTATCTTTGGGCATTTTGATATCAACATTGGGATAATTTTTATAGAGTTTAGAACCAACATACATAGGCACCGTATCATGCGTGCTAAGTACTGTAACTTTCGAAGGGAACATTCCGAAATAGTCGAGTACGGGATATCGTGTGATATATACCATTTTATTAGATGTAACATCAACTGCAGCTTGGAACAATACGTCACACCATGTTGCGGGACGATCAACAAGAGGTGATTCTTCTTCAGGTACACCTTGTTTGAAGAAACGTCCTGCAAAACTCATATAGACGCCATCTTTGAACTCAGGATCGTCTACAGGAAGCATGATGGGTTCGAATCTGTCCCCATAGCTGAAAATAAATTTGTCGATTTGTTTCTTTATATATTCTTCGTTGAAATAAAGCTCAGGATCTTTTAAATGTACATACTTGATTTCTCCGTTTTTCTTCATCACAGGGTATCTATTACCAAGTCTCTCAATCTCCCGCTGGAAGAACCTTTTCACCCATGCCACAATAAATGGAGTGAACAAGGAACAACATTGGGCCAGAGGAATACCACAATGGTAGAAATCCACCATCATGTCCTCAGGTCTTTCTGCTTTAAATACAGGAGCAGAAATAACTGAGCGAGCACCGTAGTCAATTGATTTACCGAGAAGAGATTTCTTTATAAGACCATGCTTTTTCTCAATTCTAGATTTCAAGAGATCATAAATTTCTACTAAGGTCATTTGAATTTTTGCTCTTACACCATTAAGCTCAAATTCAAAACTGTTTCCGTTTTTGAGAATTGATGCATTGCGAATCAGTTTCGAGTATTTGTCGTTGATCTCATGGTGGGAGATCTTACCCACCTGGGAAGACTGAAGATTAACATCCCGATAAAATGCGGGAATAACGATACATGTGGTCGTAAAAATTGTGTCTTTCTTATATGCGTTCAAAACGTCGATACGCTCATTACGCATCATACTGTTATTTTTCTCAAAATTTAATTCATCCCATACTTTATAGAGAAATTCTAAGCCAGTGTCTCCATTTTCTTCATCTACAACAAGATTACCCTTTTCGACTTTGAAGCGTTTCGTACCGTGAACAATATGCTCAAAGTTTCTATTCATTCTTCTGAGAAGTTTGTAGATGAAAGGTTGAAGGAAATGACCACCGAGGTCAATAAAACCCCAGTTTTCTTGTCTTTCTTTTACAGATACACCGAAAATTTCAGTAGACAACAAACCCTTTGCTGTTGGAATATTACCCTTCTCAAAGAGAATGGGATCAGATACTTCTTTTAAGCGGTTTATAACTATAAATTCTTTAGTTGGAATTAAATCTATCTTCATAAATATCCTCCTCACTACAGATGTTTTTGTTCTCTATAGTGATGTAGAGGGATTTTTTATCGACTTTAATATCGACTGAAAAATACTTTGCAGGATAACCTTTAAAGGTTTTTGCAATATTAGAAAATTCCTTATTAAATTCTCTGAGATTTTTATTACTTTCGAAGTCGATTCTAAATTCAATTGCTCCCGGACTGTCAGAATTAGAACAGCGTATCTTATTAACTCCTTCAAGGGAAATATTTTCCATCAAACGATAGAAATATTTAAATTTTTCGTAGTGCGACTCCAAAACTTTTTCGAATAGTGAATAATCAGCTAACTCATCGTGAGTTAGCTGATTGAAAAGTGTAATTACATCAAGCATGATGCCCTCCCTCCTCCAGAGAAGAAGCCAATGTACCATTCTCCTCCGGATTTTCAATCGGAGCCTGTTGGGAGGGTTTTACTTGTTTGGACATATATTCTTTACCATAGTGTAAGAAATGATTAAAGATCTCATAGAACTCGTAATCTTCCATTGCTTTTACTTCAGTATAGGTGAGATAACCTCCAGATAATTTCACAAGCCAGATATGGTTAACCGGAGTTCTCACAATATTGGTCGAATTAAGCGTATGAGTACTATCTGCGGAAGAATCAACAGAAGTTCTCGCCATTTCTCTTTACCCCTTTCAAAAGCTTTCAGTATCGACAGGAAGGGGTGCTCACCGTCTGGCGATGTAAATTTTGTTGCGCGCAGCTTCAGCTTGCTGTCTAGCAGCCTCTTCTTTGCGCTCTTTTTCCAATTCCTCTCTCTCCTTTTTGAGACGTTCAATCCTCACATCTCGGAGAAGGAGAGCTTCCCTATAGGGAAGCTCATGCTTCACCTGATCAAGACTGATTTGTCCCTTGAAGAGTTCAAGGAATTCGTCGTAAAACTGATAGTACTGTTTTACTCGATTTCTGTATTCATCGCCTGTCGATACCGGTAAAAAAGGACAGATTCAATGTCAATCGGAATGGTTTTTTCGTGATGTGCACAATGCGGACAGCTAACATCCATCAGACCGAAATCAAACGAGAGATCACCCATAATAATTTCGGTTTGTTTCGTCAATGTGAGAATGTCAGTATCCCTCAGATTGTAAATGAGTTTGGTGATATCAAGTGCGTCTTCATATCCAAGCCATTCGCCAGGATTTTCCGGGTCAGGAGTAATAAATTGCTTAACTGCCGTACCCAGAACCGCAGCTTGGTTATATTTCTCTTCATTATTTCTGGTAAGTGCTTCAATGGAATTATTGATAAGATCGTATGCGCTTTGGACATGGAGATCCACATAGAAGCCACTAACAGGTAGGAGAATACGTTTAACCGTATTGAGCGGAGAGCTCTCATGAACTTCCTTAGCGGATTGGGCAGTATGAGAACCGTCAACAATGGTCTTAACGAGCTCCATCAGCCTGTCAGACATCTTCTCGGCTCTAATGAGAGAGCGTGGACTGTACGAATGTTCAAAGTTCTTGTTACATTTAGGACATTGGAGAGGATATTTGTCATCATCCGGATATGTTGCAACAAGCACACCGTAAATGAGGGTGTTATAGTCAACAGCAGCAGTATTTTTGAGGAATGCGTCGAAATCCATTTTACCAATGCTACTATCGACAATCTTGCTGTGCAACAAACTCCATCTGGTCCTAGCATCAATGAGAGCATTTTGGCTGCTGCTCATGAGGGAAATAAGCTCATAGGTAGAGAGTCCCTTCATCACAGCAGTATAGCCAGATGCCGTAAGAACGATGGGGGTAGTGTGTACGTGCGAAGTGTAATTGAGAATTTTATCAACCGAATTCTTCTTAGCTTTACGGATTTTCAGGGTTTCAAGTTGTTGTACTTCGACTTCTTTGAGAGTTATGGAGCGAACCTTTTTAAGTTTCTCACGCTCTTCGTCGGTGAAGTTAATAACTTGACCCATTCCAGATTTATCGATAATGACAATAGCTTTATCATACTTCTCTTGATCAAATTCTTCCTCTTCATCGGTTTCATCGTCACTTCTTTTAGGAGTTTGTTTTTCTCCTCTTGCTGCAGCTTCTTCATTGTAACCTGCAGCCAAAGCTTTTTGTCGTTCTTCTTCAATTTGCTTATCCATTTCCCTCATATAGTTGGCAATACTTTCAGCAGTTTCAGGCATAACACCATGAGGGAGAGCAATTGCAAGGGCTCCCTGTTGTGCATTTTCTTCTCTATTATTCTCGATGATCAGACCCGAACCCGAAGGGGATTCTGGGGGTTGTGCTTGATCAGCAGGAACAACATGGAAACCTTTTTTGGTATCGACTGCCATAATAAACGAATCGTCTTCGGGGAGAACAACAGAGCTCCCTTTTTCATCAACGGGTTTAGAATTAACGGATGAATTTTCTGCAGAGCTTTCGTTTTCTTGTTCATTAGGCGAAGAGTTAGAGTTGTTTACTGCTTCATTATTCTCTTCTTGTTGCCTTTGAGCTTCTTGCTCCATAGCCTGTCTTTTAATGTCGCTCAAATTCATTCCATTAGAATTGAGATTTTCGTTGGACATGTGGTTCTACCTCTCTTCTTTTATTTTTTTTTCAGGGTATTAAACCGCGGCCGACATTTCTTCGAATTGATATGCGATATTTATATCATTTTGAGTATTTGAAAAACCGATGAGAAGATTTGTTTGATCGTTAGGTAAAACGATTGGGATAGAAACCAAAAGTAAGTCTAATCCTTTATATGTGGTTACAAAAATCATAACTTCACCAAGAGAAATATATGGCATGAGTTGGGAACACTGGCTGTATATTTGCTGTTTTATTATCTCAGCATCAAACCCATCTTGAATACTATAAAGATACTTGCTTATGTTAATACCCAAATTAGGCTGAGAAGGAATATTACCCGGCCTCATAAGGAGCAGATTAATTAATTGCTGGGCGATGCTATCTTTCAGGGAGAGCATTTTGGGTTTATGGAAATTATCCAGACCGAATAGCACTTCCCTCCCTACTCCATTAGCCACACTACATCACCTCGTTTCTTAGATATAGAATTTTATTAATATGTCTCTCTAATGAAAAAATATATAAGCATTTCCTGTATATAGAGAAAAAAAACAAAAAAAATATGAGAGGGGTTTATTTTACCCTCTCATATTTTCTTAATTAACTTCAGGACCAGATTGCTGTCTCTATATAGAGGCTCTATTCTTTTATATATAGTGAGCCAGTTGTTGATATTTCCATCTTCATCAACATTTATTATTGCATCTTCATCAAATTCAACATCCAGATTCTTTCTCATCATTGCATTAATTTGTCTGAGACGAAATAAGATCATGCCAAATCTTTCTGCTGATGTTTTAAATGTTAGTAGATATAACTTGAAATATGAGCGTGCCTGATTAATGAAGTCAATGGTCGCATCTCGCTCCAACATCATTTTTTCCAAATCAGATACACTGTAACTTCCACCGATATATAAGTTGAGAGCATTTTTAAATTTATCAATATGGTTAAAATTATCCACATAAAATTTATTGAGTTCTTTGAGTTTGTTATGTAATAATTCGTTTCTTTTAGTCTTAGTTTTACCTTCCTTTCCGGGAATACGAAAATCATTATTGTCGATGATAAGAATTGTAATGCATAAGAAGTTATAGATCTTACTGGCTTCTTTTGTTGTAATATTTCTCGTACTCATATTTTTTATTTATCCTCCTATTCGTTATTCAAAATTATTATATATAAATAAAATATATAAATTTCCAATAATAAATAAGGAAGAGAAGTACTTCTCTTCCTTATTTATTATTTTGAATATAAGACCATTTCCACTCTTCAGTTATTTTTTCCACTTTTTCAATTTCGCTAAAGATAAAGGTAGCCATTTTGTATAGATCATACCACCCATTTTGCCCACTAGAAAATAAATTTCCTTCTATGATAGAAGATATTTCAAAATCTACCTGAACACCGATTTCCTTCATCGATTTATTTATTTCTTTTAATTGATCAATAAATTGGTCAAGTTTATTTTTTAGTCCTTTAAATCCTTCTAAGATCAATAAGGAATACTGTTTGAAATCGTCTACGAATTCTGATATATCTCTCATATAATTATCATCTACCAATATGACTCTATCATGATAAATTCTATAACCGTCTTCAAAATCTTCTATAAATTGATGACCTATAATATTTAGATAGTCCATAATTCTAGAATTATATTTATTTAGCAAAGATTCCCACATAGGAATCAATTCGATATACCTTTCATTAATCCTATTCAGTGTAGAAAAATCATTTTCATTTATTAAATCTTTTACCGTTTTAATCAACACATATAACGTATGAGCTTCGGTAGTAGAAAGTCTCATTAACAATCACCACCCAAAGATATATCTATTTGTTATTTTAACAATATATAATCAAAAATACACTATTTAAGCAAAGAAACAATTAGTTAATACTAACGTAAGAACGGAGGATAGCTATGTTTAAATGTAAATTATGTGATGAGAAATATAATTCTTACGAATCACTTATCGATCATATTGGCGACGAGCATGAAGATAAAATTCCCAAAAATTTCACTGTCGCACAATTCGAATATGCCCTAAGAACTGGAAAAACCGAAGGACGATGTGTAATTGACAGACGTCCTACCGAATGGAATGAAAAAACCGGTAAATACCATCGGTTTTGTAAAAATCCTAAATGTAAAGAAACATACCGGAATATTTTTAAGAACCGTATGATTGGTAAATATGGTAAGGTTCATCTTCTCAGCGATCCTGATAAACAACGAGAAATGCTTTCAAAGAGATCTATTTCCGGTGAATATACTTGGTCTGATGGCAAAAAAATTCCCTATACTGGCTCATATGAATTAGATTTTTTGAAATTTCTTGACGTGTTTATGGATTTTGACTCCGATGACATAATGTCTCCTTCACCCCATACTTATTATTATGAGTATGAAGGAGAGAAGAAATTCTATATCCCAGATTTCTTCATTCCGTCTCTTGGCCTCGAAATCGAGATCAAAGACGGTGGAGATAATCCAAATAAACATCATAAAATTCAAAATGTTGACAAGAAGAAAGAGCAGCTTAAAGATGCTGTGATCATGAGCCAAAATCAGTTCAGCTATATTAAGTTAACTAATAAAAATTATGATCCGTTCTTCGAATTCCTTTATAGATTAAAACAGCAGTATAATGAAATGAATGAAAAAACAGATGGATCTGAACCTAAATTCAAACCTATCTTCATTGTTAAAAATACTTTCACCGATCGTAGATCTGCTATTTCTGATGCAGAACCTGTGAACGAGAATATGTTAATTAATCAGGGAAAAAGAGCGGCAAAAGAAATTGTTAATGATTTTATTAGAAATACAAATAATGATTTTGTTATGGGTGTTATAAACGGCGGAGAAATTCTCTCCGAATATCAAAGAAAGCAAAAAGAATTTGTGAATAAGTATAAAAATAATAAAGATGTTCTTAGACATTTCGAAACAACTCTACGTGGTGAAAGAGCCTATGCTCTCCAACATTCTAAATCACCATATTCTCAAGAACATGTTATTTTTATTGATACAGAATTGATGCCACAAGTTGTCAATCATCAAGAGAATATGGTAGAAGAAAATTATAAAGTCGATGAATCTATTTTCATGGAGAAAACCTTAGAAATGGCATTAGAATATAGGACAATTTTATTAGAAAGAATGGACTCAAAAGAAAAGAGACACCCTGTATTCATACTCCTGACATATACCAACACTAATATGGCTAAACTGATACGATTCTTCACCGGAGATCCTTATAGTCATGCAAGTATTAGTTTCGATAGTAGTATGAGGGATGTTTATAGCTTTGGGCGTAAATATAAAGATGACAAAATGACTTTTATTAACGAAGATATCCAGGATGGTATCTTCAAAGACGTATCAGATCATGCTAATTATTCGCTATATGTTATGTTTGTCAATGACGATAAATACAGATTGATGAAAAAGAGGCTCGAAGAATTTAAGAAAAACGCCAACAAACTCAAATTTAGCTTTATCGGTTTATTTAATATCGCTAGAGGTAAGGAAACCTCAAGGGAAAATGAATATTTTTGTAGTCAATTCGTTGCCGAAATTATTAAGGCTGGAGATCCCAATTTGTTGAAAAAGGATACCAGTTTATATACACCATATGATCTGTCTGAAATCGAAGATGTACATTTCGTAACTAGGGGTAAACTTAAGAACTACAATAAAGATCTTGTAGATAAAAAGGTTAAATACATCGAAAAATCGATTGAGGCACTAAATTCATATGATCAAGCGGTTAGAGAAAATTTCATCAATAGATATTCTGAAATAAAAAAGGAAATGGAGCAGGAAGTTTTGAGAAAGTTCAGGAGCATTCCGGCCCTTCCAGCTAGATTTAAAAATGATCCCAACCCTATGGTTTATTTCGGACTGACCGAGAAAGAAAAAGAACTGAAAGAAATAAACTACTTTATTACCAGACGATATTCATTAAAAGGCGTTAATTTATCTTTAGATGGTCTTATTAAATTCCTTAAAGATAACGACTTGACGGATAAAATCAAGTACTATAGCAGAATTCCTGTCAGTAAATTTTATGTGGACGATAGTGTGGAATTTGATGAAAATTATGATATGATTGCGGTCCTTTTACCATTTAGATACAAGCTTAATGATATTCGTAAAATATCTTATTAAAAAAAATAAAGGTGTCGAGGTTTGTA